AAGATAAAGTAACAGGAGCTCCGCCTCCTTCTAATATTGGTAAAGTAACAACTACACCTTTCTGTGCAAAAGGAAGATTTGAAGTAAAATAGTCGTGTTGCCATGCTCTCTTTAGTGGTGGACTAAGCATTAATGTTCTAGGCCAACCGTTATAACCTGGAACTAAAGGTTCACTAACTTCTGCTTGTAAATTCTGATCTCTATACCAATAATCATATATTCTTGCGTATGCAGCTATAGGATAAGCGACAATAGGTACAGCTCCAGTTGAGTCGTTAGAATCAATTGGTAATCCTAAATAATCACCAAGATCACCGGCAGTTATATCATCTACAAACCAAGTTTGAGGTGCTCCCGGGACTCCTTCCCCTGAATTATCTGCTGTTATTATATCGTCAAATGCAGGATAAAGTATTCGTATAGGAACTTTGTAAAAGTGCAAATCTATTTCAACTAAATGCATTATTGGGGAAATCATTGCTAAAGTTCGAGATAACACTTTAGGTGTTATTTTCCATAAATCTCCCGGATAAGTTTCAACTAACATTGCAGGAATAAGTTGACCCATGTCACAAGTAAATTTATGATCGTGAGAAAGATCAAAAGTATTACGAGGAACACGAGGGTTTTTCTGCATCTTAAATATATTGCCCATAATTGACTAAGTTAAAATTTTTAAAATTGATTGATAAGTGTTTGATACCATAAATTGCCAAGGCTTTCCATCCTTTTCGTTTACCTCTGTTGAAGTTACCATAACCACTTTTTCATGCTTATATTCTTCGATAAACTGATCGGGTGTATCAACTACAGTAATAGCTTTGACATTATCCCTGTGCATAATCCATGATTCTCCATGTATTGTTTTAAACTCGATGTGTGAATTCATTTTAATTTTGTTTTTTTATTAGTTAATAAAATTTAAAGTCTAATACCGCCTCTCATAGAGAGCCTTTTTAATTGTTTTCGTTTTCTTCCTTGGTAGGAAGATCTGCGTTTTCTAAATCGTTTGTACTTTCGTCGCATAAATATTGCTGTTTAACTAAGTTAAGTAATAAATCTGATTCTTCTTGTACTCTGTCTAAGACAATAGCAAAGCACCTTTCTACTTCGTCGTAATTTAGATCATAATGAGGATGACTAGGGTCTGATCTTAATTTGTTCTCAATCATTAATGATTCACAAATAACGAAAGCAGTTCTTAATTTTAAATAATACTCACTGTGTGACATAATAATTTATTTTCCTAATATAATGTATAATACTGACTGTAAAGCTTCTGAGCCTTCAGGCATAGTTTTCATTAGTTTTTCTAATTCCTTTAACCTTTTATTTTGTAATTGTTGATTTTGAGTCTGTTGAATAATTAATTGCCTAGCGTCTTTCTCTGTTTTTACTTGATTAATAAGCCTTTCGGCTTGATAACGTCCTTCTGATTGATATGGGGTATTTGATAAGTTTTCTTCGCGGTCCAACTGGACCTGGTACTCATACTCTTTAATTCTTCTATCGTAATATTTAACATCTGATTCATTACCTGCATTTTGAGCTGAATATTTAGCTTCATTAAGATATTGTATAATAGCTCGTTGTCTATTTACTTTTAGACCTTTGGTTTCTTCGTCTATTTTATTTATTCCTGCCTTTTTCAATTTTAAGTCGTAAAGATTATCCAATGAATTACCAACGTTCGGGGCAGGTAAAGTACTAATTGATTGTTTAGGAACGTCAGGAGATGAAGCTGTATTTTGTGGTGATGATCCACCCACGAAAGGCATAAGTTTATTTATTCCTGCGTCCTCTAATCTTGACATTTGATTTGCAGGGGTATTATATTCATTTTGCATATTCCAAAATGCAATAGTGTCTTTATATTCTTGTTGGTACATGCTTTTTTCATGCTTACGTTGTTTTCTGTTTTGAAATCCTTGTGATGCTGCGTTGATTGCTGCTCCTATAAATGGCATATTTTTGTTTTTTTTAGGCATCGGTTCCGGTGTCGCTCCGTATTCTACGCCTTTTGTTTTTTTATATTTATTTTATTTTTTGTTCTGTTTTTTTTTTATCGGGGGAATTGAGAGACACATTATTCACTTCGTCACTATCGCTTTGCTGCGCTCGCTTATGTTCCTTTCGTTCTCTTGCTCTTCTACTTTCCCCCGAACCCCCTTTATACTTTTTTTATATGGCTCCTTCGGAACCATTTTAATCTTCGGTTTTTACCTACGATTCGTAGACGTAATTTTTAATTCCGTCTAACTGGCCGTAATACACCAAGGGAGTAACGGCCAGCTCCTATTCGTCGTCCTTCGGATTTGTTTTTTGTTTTTGTTTTTTTATTAGTTCTGCTTCCGCATCTTTTTTTGCTTTCGCTTTAGCTTTTTTATCTTCCAAGTCTTTTTTATTTTTAGTGATTCTGTCTGATTTATCATTTATGATATTTGCAACGTCGATTCTTGCTTGAGCACGATCGACTTTATCCATCTTGTTAAGATTGCTTACTAGTGAGTCGAACTGAGTACTTCTAGCTTTTCCCTTTTCATCTACATTTCCAAATGATTGTGGAGTAAGTAGTCTTATAGAACCTCCCCTAGAAAAGAGTTCTATTATATCTTTAGGTTCGACAGCTTGTGAGGGATCTGTTAAACTTGGTTGTTTTTCCGGGTCGTAAAACTCACCTTTCAATATACCTTCGGTAAGTTTTTTGTAGTTAGAAGAAGTTCTAATAATTTTCATATTTTGTTTCTTTTATTAATTTGTAATAGTTTAAAGTTACGTTTTTCTTTTTTAATTTTCAAGTTTAAGTATTGATCGTAACAATGATTATATTTTAATTCATACTTAATTCGGTTTTGTTTTTCCTTTTCTTCTAAGTGATTCACTAATATTTTTCTTCGTGATTCCTTTAATTCTTCTGTATCCCATATGGATTTAGCATAATATCGGGGCATACCTATTTTATGTCCATCTACTGACTGGACAAAATTTTTTAATGGATTATTTCTATGATATAATTTTTGCTGAGCAGTTAGATATTTAGAACCTATTCCTTTGCTAAATAATTGGAATTGTCTTTCTCTTTGATCACTCTTAGCATAACCAATATGACAAAACTTATCTATGTATTTTATACAGTAAGCAATGGAGTCCCTAGTAATAGTACCAATATCGATATTTCCTTTTAGTTGACGTTTTTTAGACCATGCCTTGTAAATGTTTTTTGCGTCTAAAACGTTAAGCAATACTATGTGGTAGTGTGGTCTTTTAGTTTCTGATCCGTATTCACCTGCTCCAAAGTATTTAATAATTCTGGTATTCCCTGACTGTTTCTCGTATTCACGTAATCTTCGAAAGAATGTTTGTAGTTCCGCTTTTTTAAGCGTTCCAAGATTGCGCGGAGTTTTTGGTAAGTATTCCGGTGCATAAGTTAAAGTTACAAAATGTGATGAAATTGAATGTTTTTGCTCATGTCTAATTCTAAAGACCCATTGGTCTATTCTTCTTTTTTTGCACAAAGGACATTTTCCACATTGAAGAGCTAGTGTTTCTCCTTTATGTTGTTTAATAAATGGATGATGGCACGTCATACGTGTGGCTTACCCGCGTTTGTGGCTCCCTTGAGGGCAGTGGTTCGCGGAGTTGTTTAATAAATAATATGTAGTGAGCCGGAAGCTATCCGGCTCTGCCACACATCAAAGTTTAGGAGTACTAAACATAGGAAAATTTCGGGTACAAGATATATCGAATATAGTATGGACTAATAAACTAGGCTCTGATTCAACCGCAAAGACTCTTTTATCTGGTGTACATTCTATAAAATCACTGTTAAGTGAAGGTTTCGAAGCAAATTTTCTGCCAAAATGCCAATAATCGAAATCGTCGTGAAATAGACCGCTAACAGTACTAGGAAGAAATTTTAACTCTGAATATCTAGGAATAAACCCAAATACTTCGTCTAGTTCTTCCGGTGTTGAAACATTCGTGTAAAGCTCCTTTAAGTAAACGGGTTGTTCTCCAATATGGGCTAACATGGGCCAAGGATAATCTAATCTCTCCTCTCTATTCCAAAGTTTGTGTATGCCTTGCTGATATGATGTTTTTGGCCGTGCTGAATACAGACACATTAAATAACCGTGTTCTCTACAATAAGTAGTTATTGTTCTGCCTGAAGTTACAGTAATACCATGTCCAGACATTTCACCGACGGGATTGACTACATCGTCGGAAGAGTTAATAGTTTGAGCGGTAGAAAGTACTTCGGAAATTTTTAAATTAGATTTTAATCCACCAATATATTCCGGCTCCATTAATCTACCATCTTTAGTTTGTACATCAAAATGAGCGTAAACCGTTTCTTTATAACGTGTACCTGCATTTGCGTCTAACTCAAGAAATTCCTGAACTTTGAATGCAGTACGTACTGTAATAAGGTCTTGCGCTATATTGTTCAACTCTACCTGCCAAGCACCATTAGGATCAATAACCACAGGGTTATTTGTATTTGTGTTTGTCATTGCACCACCTCCATCTGAACCTAAAGCTGCTGCTGCTTCCAATGTTAAATTGGTCGTATCTTTTATTAATGGTTGACCTACCGTAGAAGATAAAGTAACAGGAGCTCCGCCTCCTTCTAATATTGGTAAAGTAACAACTACACCTTTCTGTGCAAAAGGAAGATTTGAAGTAAAATAGTCGTGTTGCCATGCTCTCTTTAGTGGTGGACTAAGCATTAATGTTCTAGGCCAACCGTTATAACCTGGAACTA